AGATGTCGCCGGTCCAGATCCGGTACGGGTTCTGGGTGCCGGCCGAGCCGCGGATCGCGGTCATGTTCCGCTTGATCGTCAGCTCGCCGTCCTGCACGAACGTGGCGGCCCCAGCAATCTGGTTGGTGATGTTCCAGTTCGCGACCGGGGCCACGCTGGTGAAGGACGGCGTCGGGCTGGTGGTCGTCGAATACGGCCACGTCTGCGCCTTCGCGGACCACTCGAAAAGTCCGTCCGCGTTCCATTTGAAGCCGAGTTCGGAGAACTGGGCGCCCGGGTACTGCCACGTCCCGAGCGGGTCGAAGATGGTCCAGGTCTGCGGGGTGGGCTGGGTGTCGCCCGTGCACAGCGTGCTGAAGACGTGCGAGAACGGGGCCGAGGCGCCGGTGGTGACCACATCGGGCAGCACGCTCGCGAGCAGCCAGCCGATGGTGTCGGCGAACACGTCGCCGCCGAGGTCGAGTTCGGCGCCCTTCTGCCCCGGGTACAGGCCGTAGACGTCCACCGGGGCGCCGCGCATCCCGGTGTCCTCGATCAGGTTGACGTCGTCCTTCGGCGTCAGCGTCTTGTACGGCACCCACTTGGTGGGCGCGACGGCCGTGCCGGGCACGGTCTCCTTGCCGACGCCGAGCACTGAGAGATGGGACGGCTTAGGCATCGCTGCCCTCCTTGGTCTGCGCGGCCGTGGAGGCCTTCTTGGCGGGCTTCTCTTCGGGCAGCCAATAGCCGTCGCCCGGATCGGCGGGAAGTTCGTAGACGGTGCCCGGTGCGGGAGTGAGCCCGAGCGTGGGGTAGTACGTGCCGGGGTCGCCGGTGTAGAGCAGCCGCATGGCGCCCTCCCTTACAGGGTCTTGAGGCAGTCGATGCCGATCTCGATGACGGTCTGTCGGCCCGAGGCGCCATGGCCGTCCTCGGCCCAGCCGGAGGTGTGCTGCGCCATGCCCGGCTTGGCGCGGTCGACGGCGCCGCCGAGGGACGGGTCGGAGCGGACGACGGCGACGACGAGGTCGGCGAGCTGGCGGGCTCGGGCGAATGTCTGCGCCGGCTCGTCGCCGCCGCGGTAGACGTCCACGAGCACGGTGATCGTGTAGTCCTCGCGCAGCCAGTACGCGCCACCCGAGCCAACGACGTTCTCCGGGTTGTACTGCTGGTGCACGTCGCCGACCATGACGATCTCGTCCGGCTGGTAGGGCCCGGGTTCGTCGAGACAGACGAGAGTGTCCGGCTGGTCGGCGAGTTGAGTCTTGAGCCCGTCGAAGATCCAGGTCCGGGCTGCGGGGATGGACGATGCGGGGATGTCCCCGATGGGCGTGGTCATGCGATCCCCGGAGGTCTCTTGAAGGGCTGCCACAGCTCTAGTACGCGCGCAGGCAGGGCGAAGCCGGTCGGTACGCCGCTGCTGTCGCCGTCCAGGGCCGCGCCGCCGAACCGTGGCCGGCCGCCCTGTTGGGTCAGCTGGAACAGGTGGCGGATGAGCTCCAGGGCGCCGAGCCGCACGGTCCAGGGGATGTCGGTCCGGGACGCGGTGTAGACGACCTTGACGTTCTTGATGCCGCCCGGGAAGCAGACGGCGCCGCCGGTGGCCCGGCGGGTGATCTGCCCGCGCTCCCGGTCGACGGTGTACCCGTAAGCGTCCGTCGAGGTGCCGAGCGGCTGCTCGGTGAGGACCCAGGTAGACGCGGACACGTACTCGGTGACCGACTGCACGGATGCGAGCGGCAGCCAGTCCAGGGTGACGGTCGGGTTGCCGCCGTTGTGCCACTCGGTGTGCTGCTCGGACAGGAGCGGGCCGACGACGTCCCGGGCCAGCTCGCCGGCGGCGAGGATGAAGCCCTGCAGCTCGGAGTCCTGGCTGGTGTTGCTGGTCGGAATGTTGAGGTGCGCTTTGACCGAGGCAAGGTCGACGACCTGCTCGACGCCGAGCGGCCGCACCTGGAACTGGCCCTCGCTCGCGTAGCCGACGCCGGTGCCGGTCGCGGTCCAGCGGTAGAGCCACGTTCCGGCGACGCCGACCGCGGTGACGGCGGCCACGTACTGGCCACCGCCTGCGGAGGTCGTCGCCGGGGTCGTGACGATCCCGGCGGGGTCGGTGACCGTCAGGACGACGGTCACCGTTCCGGTGGCGGGGGCGCCGGTGTCGTCGAGGATCGTCTCCGTCAGGCCGACGTCCTGACCGGTGAAGTACAGCAGCGGCACGGCGGCCCCCTCCCGGTCAGGTGGCGACGACGCGCGGCACGAACCCGATCGCCGACGGGGTCGCGATGGTCGCCGGGGCCGTCGTGGTCAGCGACGCGCCGGAGTTCTGCGCGAGGACCAGGTCGCCGGTCACGTACCCGGAGACGGCGCCAGCCAGGGTTCCCGCGCCGAGCAGGCTCGGCGGGGTGGTGGCCTTGACCATGACCGCGGCGTAGTAGATGCCCGTGCGGGCGATCGCCACAGGGGTGGCCAGTGCGAGCGTCTTGGCGGTGCTCGCCGCCCAGGCCGCGGTCAGCTGGTCCGCGCTCTGGGCGAGCAGGGCCGGTGTGTTGGAGTCGTCGTACAGGGCGAACCACCAGTTGGTGGGCGTCCCGGCGGCGGTCGAACCGGACTTGAACGTCAGGCTCGTCACCAGGTCGCCGGCCTGCAGGTACAGGGCGGCGGACTGCATCGTCTGAGTCGTCAGCGACGCGAAGTCGGAGACGGCCATGGACCGGTCGAGGTTCGAGCGGTAGGTGCCGCCGGGCTGCCCGGCGAGCATCCATTGAGCGTTCTTGGACGGATAGCGTCCGTTGATCAGCGGCATCAGGCGCCTCCGCCCCGGGTCTCGGGCGCCTTCGCGGCCGCCGTGGTGCGCTTGCCTCGACCCTTCGCTGCGGTCGCCTCGGGCTCGTCGCCCTGCAGCGCCGTGCGGATCTCCCGCGCGGCGACAGCAGCCTGCGCGGCAGGTACGTCCTGGCCGGACTCGGCGAGGTGCTCCGCCCGGTCCTCCAGCTTCTCGGCCTCGGCGTCGAGTTCGCCGCGGACGCGGTCGATCTGGGCCTGGACCTCGCCGGTCTTCTCGCGCCGCGACTCTCGCGGCCCGTTCTCACAGGTGGCCAGCTCGATACGGAGCCCGGCCAGTTCAGCGACGCGGTCATGCATCGCGCACTCTCCTTACAGGGGGAAGGACCCGGGCCCGCCGCACCCTCACACGGCAGGCCCGGGAGCTGGCGGGATCAGAAACCGGACGGGGCGACCAGGCCGGTGCCGGAGATGACCGAGATGGCCTCGGGGCGCCGGTCGGCCATGAACGCCGCGTAGTTGTAGACCTGGAACCGGACCTGCAGCGTCCCGGAGAGAACCTCCTGCAGGACACGCGAGCGCATCGACCCTTCCCACAGGTACAGGTCGGAGGTGCGGGCGGCGATCATGCGCTCTTCGTTGGTGCCGCCGCCGAGGTTGGCGGGGATGTTGCCGTCGGCCAGCAGCGGGAAGTTCAGCATCCGCCCGACGGGGCCCTCGACGTCGCCGCCGGTCTGCAGGGCGAGCGGGTTGAAGGGCGACTGGGTCTCGGGGAGGATGAACGGCCGGTTCTGCGAGTCGAGCTGAGAGGCCATCCAGAACCAGCGCGCCGGGGTGAGGAACACCGCGGTCGGCATCATCTTGCGCTTGGTCGCGACCTGGGACAGCGCCTGCATCGACGGCAGGTACAGCTCCGGCAGCGTCGGCGAGGCGTCGGTGTACGTGATCGCGTTGATTCCGGACACGTTGAGGACGCCCTTGAGCTGACCGGAGTTACCGGAGCCGTTGAGGCACTGTAGGTCCAGGCGCTGGTTGTAGTCGGCGATCAGGTCGGCGAACGTGATCTCGTCGAACGCGGCCGGCGACTGGTCGAGCAGCTGGATCGCCACGTCCTGCTGTCCGGCGAGGGTGCGCACCGGAGCCGAGATGAAGTTGTCCGTCATGTCCTGCGACGTGACGGCCGCGGCGTCCGCGGTCTGCACGCCGACAGCGGTGCCGGTCGCGATCTTCGGCACGTTGATGGAGTCGGTGCCGGGCGGGAGCGCCATGTTCCGCACGCTGTTGGCGAAGGTGCGTCCGAACCGGGGCAGGTCGACGTACTCGTCGATCAGCCACAGCGGCGGCACGAAGTAGCCGCCCTGCCCGTCCGTGCGGTTGGGGTTGGTCCGCTTCTCGAACACCGTGCCCCGGTTGCCGCGGGCGTTGATGTCGCGGTTCAGGGCGTCGCGGTCGCGGTCGGCGGCCGCGCGGCGGGATGCCTCCCGCTTGGGCATCTCCACGTCCATCTCATGGCCGTGGCGCTGCAGACGGGCGGACGCGGCGGACAGACCGCCGTCGCCGTCGCCGCGGTTGAGCTGCACGCGCGCCAGGTCGAGGAAGTAGGAGTGCCCGGAGTCGCGCTCGTAGGTCTTCGGCTCGGAGACGATCTCGGCGCGGCCGAGGCCGTGACGGCGGGCGATGTCGGCGGCAGCGTCGTCGCGCTTCTGCTGCTCGTCGAGCTCGGCCAGGCGAACGTCGATGTCGCGGATCTCCTGCTCCGCGGCGTCGAACTTGCCCTGCTCCTCGTCGCTGAGCTTGTCGCGGTTTTCCTTCTTGGCCGTGTCCAGCAGGCCGTCGAGCTCTTTCTTGCGCTCGGCACGCCGCTCGATCAGGCCCGGGATAAGGGGGTTGGGCATGGGATTTCCCTTCCGGGGTGGGTGGTGATGGCGTGCCTGCGGCTCGGGTGGTGGTCCGGGTGGCCGTCCAGGTGGTGCCCCAGGTGCGGGGTCCGGCGTGGTCGGTCGGCGCGGCTCCGGCGCGATGGCAGGCGGTGAAACAGGTCAGAGGGCCAGCGCGCGGGCGCGGGCCTCCAGCAGGCCGAGGGTCGGCCCGGAGGGCGTCTCGGCGGGGACGAACTCGGTGGCGAGGCGGTCGAACACCTCGCGCCGCTCGTCGGGCGTCAGGCGATGCAGCTGCGCCTCGACATCGCGGGAGTTGAGGGTCGCGCCGGCCGTGTTCGGGTTGGCCCCGTAGTTCACGATGCTGACGTCGCCCTTGTTGAGGCTGACTTCGAGGATGTCCCGCTGGTCGAAGTCGGGGGACCACTGCTGGCGGGTGATCCAGAACCCGAAACTCATCTCGTCGACGTCGCCGCGGTCCATCGCCGAGCGCAGCGCCTGCACGTGCGGGCTGGCGGGGTCAAGGTCGGCCTCGGCGTGCAGGCCGGTGTCGTCCTCGGCCAGCCGCATCGTCCCGGACTTGGTCCTGGCGAGCGTCAGGCCGGCGTGGTTGACGAGGAACGGCACGTCGGCGCTCTCGGCGAGCGTCTTGGTGAACGCGCCCGCCCGGACGACCTCGGTGAACGGACCGAGCCAGTCGGACATCTCGTATCCGACCTCGGTGATGCACGCGTACCCGGTGAACGTCAGGGCGTCGCCGCCGGTGCCGTTGTCCTTGGCGCGCAGCTCGACGCCCTTGAACGGCACCGCGCGGTGCTGGAGATCGGTGGGCCGCTCGGCCCGCACGGACAGGTCAGGCATCGCGGCCTCATTTCTTCGGCGGTGGCGCCGGGGGATCGTCCGGCGGTGGGGGCTCTTCAGGCGGGCCGTCGCCAGCGTGCGCGGAGTTCAGCGGGGCGTTGATGTCGTCGCCGCCGTCGACGGGCGGCAGGTTCTCCCGCGCCCTGATCTCGTTCTGGGTGAGCAGGCCAGCCGTGCGGCCCTGCACGTAGGCCGAGTACCGGCCGGACGTGTCGGTGCGCTCCAGGCTGGTCGTGTCCAGCCGCGCGTACTGGCCGCGCGGCAGGAGCGTCGTCCACGCGTCCTCGAACGTGCCGAGCCAGTCGTCGAGGGTCCAGATGCGGAATCCGATCGCCTGCTGCTCGATGCCGGTTCCCCAGCTGGTGGTGCGGTCGATCTGGCCGAGCATGTGGGGCGGTACCCCGAACAGCATCGACATGTCCAAGTTGGCGGCGGCCCGGGTGCCGAGGAACTGGGCGTCTTCCGGCGAGACCGAGATCGGTTTCCACTTGGCGCCGCCGGTCAGCACGCCGATCGAGTGCGAGTTGGGCAGTCCGGAGTGCGAGGCCTCGAACGCATCCCGCATCTCCCTCGCGCGCGCCTTGTCGAGGTTGGCCTCCATCTCGACCACGCCGGTCAGGTGCGCGCCCTGGCCGAAGAACCGGGCGCCGAACTCCTCGGCGGCCAGGCCCAATCCGATGGACTGGCGGGCGTAGGCGATGACCGACATTCCCTCGGCGGCGCCGGGCATGCACAGGCCGGTGATGTGGACGATGTCGCCCGGGTCCTCGACGCGCTGCCGGTCGAGGTAGTAGATGCGGCTGCCGTCCTCGTCGAGCTCGACGCGCACCCGGTTGGGGTGCAGCACCATCAGGCGGGTGGGCCGTCCCAGGTAGTCGCGGGTGAGGACGAACGCGTAGGCGTTGCCGCGCAGCAGCACGGACACGGCCAGCTGCTTGAGGCCCGCGCGGCGCGAGGGGAAGCGCGTGCTGGCGAGGCCGCCGAACGGGTCGCTGACGATCGTGGGGGCCGGTGCGACGGGGACGAGGACGCCGTCGCGGGCCTGCATCGACCGCAGCGGGCGCCCGGCGAGGGCACTGGAGATGATCCGTACACAGGCGTGGACAGCCAGGAGCTTCATCGCGGTCTGCTCGTTGACCGCGACGCCGGACGCCGTCGGCGTCATCAGGGAGCCGTTCGTGGGGATCGAGCTGTCGCCGAACTGCTGGACGGTGCGGCGCTCGAGGCCGCGGCGGAACAGGCTCACTGGTCCACCGCCCATCCGATGTACAGCAGGGCCACGCCGAGGGCGACCAGGCCGACAATGGGCAGCCACCACCAGGCGGCGCCGACCAGACAGCCGAGGCCGGCCACATCCACCACGTCGGTGAGCGTGCGGCGCGGTCGCTGCGGTCGGGGCAGACGTGGGAGCTTCACAGCACCTCCTACAGGTCGGCCCAGCTGAAGAAACCCGGCTCTGGCTCGGGTTCGGGCGAGGTGCAGGCGCGGTCGAGGGCGATGATCGAGGCGACGGCGAGGTCGATCTTCCGGGGGCTGCCCTTGGTCTCCTTGAAGATCATGAATCCCTTGCTCGTGTTGCGGACCACGGCGTTTCCGATGTGCCGGGCGAGCCGCGGGTCCCCGGACTGGGTGAGGTTGCCGTTCATCACGCCCTCGAAGAACCGCTGCGTCGCGGGCACCATGCGCTGCGGCGACTGGGGGAACTCGACGACCGGCAGGCCCTCTTCCTCGAGGACCTGGTAGGTGCGGGCCCACCGGGCGGGGTCGCAGACGATCTCCCTCACGTTCCAGCGGCGGCAGGCCTGCCGGATTGCGTCCTCGACCTCCAGGATCGGCACCGACCAGTCCGGCGGGGCGTCCCTGGGGCGCTCCCAGGCCTGGACGACGTCGATGTGCGGCCGCCGGAGCCCGGCGTTCTGCTCGGCGGCGAGACGGTCGCGTTCGTCCTCGTCGAGGTCGGCGTGCGCCGGGTCCGCGGGGTCGAAGTTGAGGGCCTCACCGACGCGGACGACCACCAGGGCGGTGGAGTCGTTGTTGAACGAGCCGTCGAACCCGAGGCACACCTCGGCGCCGTCCGGGATCCCGGCCTCGGCGTCCTCGCACTTCTCCCATACGCCCTCGGGCAGCCACAGCTTGGCGGCCGTGACCCAGATGTTCAGGCGCTTCGTCTTGTAGTCGGCCTCCGGCAGCTTCCGCGAGACGGCGGCCATCTTCTCCGGGTCGAGGAAGTCGCCGTAGGCCGGGTTCGCCTGCTCCCACACCGACCGGTCCAGGTAGTTGAAGCCGCGCACCCGGTCGTTGGTCTCGTAGATCCGGGCGCCGTACCGCGGGTCCTCGGTCTCGCCCTTCATGACCTTCTTGGCGTACTGGTACTGCTGGAAGCAGACCGTGTCCTCGCCGCTCGCGTCGGTCTTCTTCCCGAACGTCGAGATGCCGATGATGAGCGGCTGGGCGCGGGTGTCCGAGCCCTGGTTCATCACGTTCCACAGCTCGTCGTTGGGCTGCGCGTGCAGCTCGTCGAACAGGACGCGGCTCGGGTTGAGGCCCTCCTTGGTGAACGCCTCGGAGGACAGGGCCCGGTAGACGGCGCCGGTGGCCGGGTACTCGATGGCGTCCCGGAAGACCCTGAGCAAGCCGCCCTGCTTGGCGTCCAGCTCCGGCGACATCTCGACGGCCGCCTTGACCTCGCCGAAGATCAGTTTCGCCTGGTCCTTGTCCGCGGCGCAGCTGTACACCTCGGCCCCGGGCTCGTCGAGGATGCCGTCGATCGCCAGGCCGGCGCCGAGCAGGCTCTTGCTGTTCTTGCGGGGCACGAGCAGCAGGTAGGTCCAGTACTGGCGCTGCCGGGTGCCCGGGACCAGCCGCAGGATGTCGCAGATGACGTCGGCCTGCCACGTCCGCAGCCGCACGAGCTCCCCGCGCTGCACGCCCTTGGTCAGGCGCAGGTACGACTCGATCAGCTCGCACGCGAAAATCCCGTCGGTGTTGTCCTCGTTCCAGCGCGACGACTCCGGGGTCCACAGCTCGGGGCCGCGCGGCAGCGTGCGCGGGAACCGGGGCGGCGGCGCCGGCCTACGCGCCACCGGAGCGCTCCTGCTTGCGCGCGAGCAGCTCCTCCAGCCGGGACTTG